GTCAGGCAGCGTGTCTTTGTAGAACAGCCTCAAGCGTACACCAACGTACCCTCAGCCGGTCAAACCGTCGATATGGACGCCTTTGGTAAGCTTAACTCCAAACAAATGGAGGAAGCTCTCAAAAAGATGGGTGTCCCTAGAGTAGACGACTGGAATCGGCGAGGATAAAAGGATAATTCGTGGCATCACCAACAATTACCAGCATTGCGAGATTAGTACCGACGTACTATGATCGCCTTCTTTTGGATAACCTCTACCCCGATCTTTATCTCTGGCAGTTTGGGGAGAAGCGCAAGGTTCCCCCCAATAGTGGTAAGACTATTCTGTTTAACAAGTGGACTAAGCTGACGCTTGGTAACTTCGTTACAGAAGGTACTGTGATTGGAACTTGTGCCATGTCGGCGTCGCTCGTTTCAACCACCTTGAGCGGCTTCGCACTCGCCGTGAAGCACTCCGACTTCCTCGTTATGACCGCCATCAGCGACGTTATTGCTGGGTCGGTGCAGGAAGTCTCCAAGTCCCTTGCGCTCAAGATCGACTCCAGAATCCGTCAGGTTATCAGCGGCCTCGGCACCCAGATTACCGCGTGTGTGGTTAGCGTGGCGGGTTCCGCTGTCGTGGGTAAGCTGAAGAATGGAGACCGCCTCAAGGCTCGCGAAGTGGTGCGGTCGCTGCGTACCTTGAACGTCAACAACGCCAAGACCTTCCCTGATGGATTCTTCGGGATGGTTCTGCACCCCTATCAGTTGTGGGATATCCAGGGGGATACCTCAACCGGTGGCTGGATCGATATCAATAAGTATGCTTCCAATGATACGGTACAGAATTTGTATCGTGGAGAGGTTGGACAACTCTATGGATTCAGGGTTGTGCGTAGTACGAACGTCAAGGCTGGCCTCGCCGCTTCCCCAGCTTCCGCCGCCAACTCCGCGTACATGGGCTTCGCTATGGGGCCTGGAGCTTACGGAGTTGTTGAGCTGGATGAGGGTAGCGCGAGAGTGTTCGTGAAGCAGCTTGGTTCCTCCGGTACCGCTGATCCCGTTAACCAGCTTGCCACTGTGGGAGCTAAGATCTACTTCAGCGCCGTTAACCTCGATTGCACGAACCGCCTCGTCACCATCAGTTCGGGCAAGTCCACCGCGCTATAAAGGAGGCTTTCATGGCTGACCAGTTTGCCAGCAAGCCCGGCAAGGATCAAGGTTTCGATCCTCGCAACAACCAAGCTCAGCCTGTTCCCGCTGGGAGAATCGGGCAGGAGGAGGCTTCAATCCCCCCTGATGCCGACCTCGCAGTATGGGACGATGAGTACAACTACGACCCCAGCATTGCGCGTTTGGTGCCGCGCAATGGGGTTGAGTGTACCTCCCACGCACTCTTTCATTCTAAGGGAGTGAGTGTGGATAATGATCAAAAAGACAATTACGTCTATAAGCCAGGAAGGAGTTAGTTATGAGTGAGAATCCCGCACAGAACGCCCCCTCTGGGCCGCCCAACATCGGCCCGCGCATGGGTGGAACGGCGGCGAATCACGTTGGTCCCTCGGGGATGGGTACTGAGGGGGGATCGATTGGGGTTATTACCGCGATGAATGTTGACGCGGAGAGTTTCCCCGTCGTGATGCGTACCGTGAATGAGCCTGATGGTGAGTTTCTGAAGTAGGCTATTGCCCACGCAATCAGGTGTAAGAGAACAACCTGGACCCGGCTAGCGGTAGGCTAGACACCCTCTAAGTGGTGGCAACAAACTTAGCGACAGGACGAGTTAGGGGGGATCTCGCCAAAATCCCCCACCCCTTTCAAGGAGAGTTGTGGCTAGCGGGTTTCATGGTAGTATGCCAGCGGAGGTGTTTAAGGGGCTTATTGAGCGCGCCAACCCCACCGATAAGGCCCTTAAGTTTGAGGTGTCTCGCATGAATGGGTATAGGAATGCGGGGTTGTACCGCGATGACCAATACATCATGGGCGTGACGCGCAACGAATTCCCTGAGTACACAGTGAGAAGTAAGGATGATGGCATCGAAGCGCTAGGGTGGAGGGAGGCTCTCACCTCACTTCTCCTTGAAGGCTACATCAAAGTCACCCCCGAGATTGTAACGTGGTTGGGTATGGATGGAGTGGCGTATGCGCTGTCTCCGCGTGGGGGGGAGTGGATTCCTAATGAGAAAGAGAGTATAATTATAAAATGAGTTACCCCACCATAAGCTGTATCATCTCCACCTACAACAGAGCAAACTTCCTTCGCCGCGCCTTAGCAAGTGTATTGTCCCAAGATATCAAAGAGGAGATTGAATGTGTTGTTGTGGACGACGCATCAACAGATTCAACCTTCGAAGTTGTGAAGAGTTTTGACAAAGCCTTCACCCTCAAGGGAATCCCCCTCTTGTTTTATAAGCTGGGCGAGAATAGCGGCTACCAGTGCAAGCCTAAGAATGTGGGGGTGCAGCACTGCAATGGGGAGTTTATTGCATATCTTGATGATGATAATGTGTGGAAACCTAACCACCTGCGCGAACTCTTCGCCGCCATCATCGAGAAAGAAGTGGATATGGTGTATGGGATGAGGGAGTATAAGGCTATGGAGGGATATGATCCTATCCATCTTGGTAAGAAGCTTGCCCTCGGTCCCGCTGCTATATTCCCCTTTGAGGTGGAAAGGTTGGAGCAGGGTAACTTCATCGACACCTCCGATATCATGCACACTAAGGGAGCCTATTACCAGCTTGCTTCCAAGACTGAGTGTGGCTGGGACGAGGAGATGCGGCGTTTCGCTGATTGGAACTTTGTCTACCGCTGGGCCAAGGTGGGGTTGAGCGCCGCGCCAGTCTATAGGATACTTACTGAGTATTGGTGGCATGGGCAGAACCTCCAACTCACTCGTCCCGTTATGGAGCAGCCCCTTGCTGTAGGGAGGTTTGACCTTGAAAATAGCGGTCTACACACTAACGCGGGATAGACTCCACGACACCCAGCGAACCTTCGCGCTGCTTAAGGAGATGGCGGGGGTGGCTTACGACCATTACGTTATGGATAACGGTAGTGTGGACGGGACTAACAAGTGGCTCGCGGGGCAAGGATTGCATTATCTCAACCTCTCCCTTGACAACAAGGGGCAGTGTATAAGCTCCAACATGCTTATTGACGCTATCCTGAACAGTGGTATTAGCTACGACTATATTGTTAGGTTGGATAACGATATCACCCCCAAGACTGACAACTTCCTCGCCCGCTCTATCGAAGCGCAACAGGAACTTGGAAAGGGATGCGTGCTATCCCCCGATATTATCGGCCTCAACCACAAACCTAAGTCATTCGGGAACCATGCTACAGTCCATTTCAAGTATGACTTCGTTGAAGCTCTAGGAGGCGCGTGTAGGGTAACTCTCCCTAGCGTGTGGGATGAATTCCGCTTCACCACCCACGGCCCCCTCGCATTAGGTGAGGCGCAGCAGATTAGCGTCTACTGTCATGCTGAGAATCTCCCTATGGTATACGTGAAGGATGTGGTTATAGAACACATCACCGACAAGCACTTCCGCGACAACCCCGAATACTTTAAGCGCCGCAGGATGGAGGAGTTTGTTCCTTATGGACTCTAGGCCCAAGGTGATAATGGATTTCGATGACCTCTGCGATGCTTACGATCCCTTCAACATGCTCTGCACCCTCAAAGAGAACGACCCCGAGTTTAAAGTTACTCTATTCACTATCCCAATGAGATGTAGCAAACAGCTTCTTAAGAAATATGATAAAGAGAAAGAATGGATTGAACTTGCTATGCACGGGTGGTGGCACACGTACGGGGAAACACTCTCATGGACTAAGGAGGAGGCTCTCGACAAGATGCGTATCTCCATGGACATGGGCATAGACGGTAAAGGCTTCAAAGCCGCCAAGTGGGTCATAGACCCCATCGTGTACGAAGCCGCCAAGGAGTTAGGTTGGTATGTGGCTGACCATAAAACTAATCGCTACCGAATACCTAGTGAAGGTGAGAGGATTTATATCAGTGATCTTCGGTTAAGGGATGGAAAGGAGCGCCGCCTCCACGGCCACACCCGTAACGTCTGCGACAATGGCATTGAGGAGGCTTTCCCCCTCTTCATGCTCCCAAGGGGGAAGTTTGAGTACAGATTTATCTCCGAAGTTGTCTGAATACGAAATACGTGAACAGCGGAATAAAGAGAGATATGATAGGCTCCCTCCCAACATTCGGGTAGCAATAGATAAAATAAAGTTAGAACAAGGTTGTGGATGTTGTGCGGGAAATTACCTTTTTGATCGTATTTTAGATCTCGCGGAGATGGCGCTTTGAATACCGCTTCATATCAGAAGTGTGTTGAGGACGATACCTACTACACTAAAGTGCAAGATGAGCATAATGATGTAAGCGGCTTCTGGGTGAACCGTGCCCTCTACGCAGCTAAGAACTTCCTCGAAGTGGTGGGCGCTAACCTGTACGATGATGACACCGTTGCGGATTTTGGCTCGCGCACAGGGTATGTTGCGGATATGCTCAAGCGTATAACCTCCCTAAACCCTATCTGTGTGGATATTAGCGCCGAACATATCAAGGTGTGTGAGAGTAAAGGTTTCCCCGCCTTCGCGGGCAGGATTGAGGATATGAGCTTTTTGCGGGATGGTGAGGTGGATTGGGGGTTCTGCTCGCACACGTTGGAGCATGTTAAGGATTACGACGCAGCGGTGAAGGAGCTTAATAGGGTGGTGAAGCGTGGGTTGTTTATCGTCATCCCAATGGAGCACGAAGATGCGGGGGATGCTAACCCCTCCCACA